ATGCTGGAACAAATGGGCATTGCCGCGAAGCAAGCCTCGTATAAATTAGCGCAACTCTCCAGCCGCGAAAAAAATCGTGTGCTGGAAAAAATCGCCGATGAACTGGAAGCACAAAGCGAAAGTATCCTCAACGCTAACGCGCAGGATGTTGCAGACGCGCGTGCCAATGGCCTTAGCGAAGCGATGCTTGACCGTCTGGCACTGACGCCCGCACGGCTGAAAGGCATTGCCGACGATGTGCGCCAGGTGTGCAATCTCGCCGATCCGGTGGGGCAGGTAATCGATGGCGGCGTACTGGACAGCGGCCTGCGTCTGGAGCGCCGTCGCGTGCCGCTGGGGGTGATTGGCGTGATTTATGAAGCGCGCCCGAACGTGACGGTTGATGTTGCTTCCCTGTGCCTGAAAACCGGTAACGCGGTGATCCTGCGCGGCGGCAAAGAAACCTGTCGCACTAACGCTGCAACGGTAGCGGTGATTCAGGACGCCCTGAAATCCTGCGGCTTACCGGCGGGTGCCGTGCAGGCAATTGATAATCCTGACCGTGCGCTGGTCAGTGAAATGCTGCGTATGGATAAATACATCGACATGCTGATCCCGCGCGGTGGGGCTGGTTTGCATAAACTGTGCCGCGAGCAGTCGACAATCCCGGTGATCACAGGCGGTATAGGCGTATGCCATATTTACGTTGATGAAAGCGCAGAGATCGCTGAAGTATTAAAAGTGATCGTCAACGCGAAAACTCAGCGACCAAGCACATGTAATACGGTAGAAACCTTGCTGGTAAATAAAAACATCGCCGATAGCTTCCTGCCCGCATTAAGCAAGCAAATGGCGGAAAGCGGCGTGACGTTACACGCAGATGCTGCTGCGCTGGCGCAGTTGCAGACAGGCCCCGCGAAGGTGGTGGCGGTTAAAGCCGAAGAGTATGACGATGAGTTTCTGTCATTAGATTTGAACGTCAAAATCGTTAGCGATCTTGACGATGCCATCGCCCATATTCGTGAACACGGCACGCAACACTCCGATGCGATCCTGACCCGCGATATGCGCAACGCCCAGCGTTTTGTTAACGAAGTGGATTCCTCCGCTGTTTACGTTAACGCCTCTACGCGTTTTACCGACGGCGGCCAGTTTGGACTGGGGGCGGAAGTTGCGGTAAGCACACAAAAACTCCACGCGCGCGGCCCAATGGGGCTGGAAGCACTGACCACTTATAAGTGGATCGGCATTGGTGATTACACCATTCGTGCGTAAATAAAACCGGGTGATGCAAAAGTAGCCATTTGATTCACAAGGCCATTGACGCATCGCCCGGTTAGTTTTAACCTTGTCCACCGTGATTCACGTTCGTGAACATGTCCTTTCAGGGCCGATATAGCTCAGTTGGTAGAGCAGCGCATTCGTAATGCGAAGGTCGTAGGTTCGACTCCTATTATCGGCACCATTAAAATCAATAAGTTATACATCATTAGTACCTTCCTTATTTTTTGACTGGGACAAATTTGGGACCGATGGGTTCAGGATCGAGTCTATTTGCCGTGCGTGTTCGGTAAGGTGATTAGGTGCGAGGTGAGCATATCGACGAACCATTTCGATAGACTCCCAGCCTCCCATTTCCTGTAACACTGACAACGGGACTCCGGCTTGAACCAGCCAACTTGCCCAGGTGTGTCTCAAGTCGTGAAATCTGAAATCATCAATACCTGCTCGTCTCAGCGCCGCTTTCCAGGCTGTGTTTGCGTCATACCGCATCTTCCTGACCGTTGGCGCTTTCGTTCCGTCTGGTTTGGTACAGCTTTCCTTGTACACAAATACCCAACGGTGATGATTCCCGATTTGTTTTTTCAATACGCGACATGCAGTATCATTCAGCGCAACGCCAATTGCGCGGTTTGATTTACTCTCTTCCGGGTTTATCCATGCCACCCGGCGCTGCATATCTATTTGTTGCCATTCAAGGTTGATGATGTTCGAGCGTCTTAAGCCTGTTGCCAGTGCAAATTCAACAACAGACTTTAATGGCTCCGGACATTCATCAATCAGCCTTTGTGCTTCATGGGGCTCCAGCCAGCGGATCCGTTTATTCTTTGGTTGAGGCACTTTAATAATTGGTGCCTTATCCAGCATTTTCCATTCACGCTCTGCGGCTCTTAGTAGGGCCTTTATAAATGAAAGATGCGTAGCCTTCGTTGCAACGGACGCTGGTTTTGGCGTGTATTCTGGAACAGGTTTCCCTTTTTTTCTGCATGCTTCTGCCCTGAGTTTCCAGTTTTCCTCATGACGCCGGTTCGTCATTTTCTGCATTGCTGAATAAATTTTTGATTCAGTAATGTCTCTTAGTTGCATTCCTGCGAAATGTTGAAGCCAGAATCCGATCCGGCTTTTGTCATCGTCCAGTGATTTTTTATGTGCTTTCTCTTCAAGCCACCTGACACACGCTTCCTCGAACGTTATATCAGGTATTTCACCAAGTTTGCTGACCCGCCATGCTTCAGCCTTTAGCTTGTCATGGAGTTCTGTCGCCTGCCTTTTGTCCTTTGTTCCAAGAGACTGTTTAAATCTTTTACCGTTCGGCAATGTGAAACTGGCGTACCATATTTCACCTCTGCGGAAGAGTGACATTTTCTTTCCTCTGTTATGCCATCACCCGCGCTCACCTGGACAGTATGCAGCGGAGACTGAAGCGCCGCAATGCAGGCTTGTCGTGTTGTGAGGTAAGGAGATTTATTCTTAGTGGGATCTTTGCGTGTTGCCTGAAGACGCCCTGTGCGTATCCAGTTAATGGCAGTCGGTCTGGATATCTTGAGAAAATGACAGGCCTCATCGAGTGTGAGGCTGTATGGCTCCATTATTTCACCTCTTGCTGTGACATTGTTGAAAAATGGATACCAGCTCGTTGCTGCCAGACGATCCAACCGAGAGTCATATCCCATGCCATGTATTCGTTATCGCCGTTTTTTGCTCTCCGACGATCTACTAAGTCACCGAAACGCTTTTCCATGAATAATTCATAAGCTTCGCGTTCATCTGGTTCTACTTCCAGAGATAGGAGTGCGATTTCATAAGCACGGCGCTCAATATCGTCTCGCACGTCAAGGCTGCTGATACGCTCTTTAATTTCTTTAATCAGTTCTTTGTCGGTAAAAGTGGTCATTATGCTCCAGCCTCCGGTGCTTTTGGCATTACTGCCCAGTGAGTGATATTGACGTTTTCAAGGTCCCCGACCTGAAATGTCCACTGCCATTCTCCGGTTTCTTTTTGTCCCCAGGTGTACCAGAGAGAACGCCAGCCAATTAGCCAGCCTTCTCCGTTAGCATCGAATAACAAAACACTTTCATTTGCTGGTGGCAGTTCAGTTGACACTGGTATTACTTTGTTTTCCTGTGCTGCACATTTAGCTTCAAGCGCATCGAATTTACGCACCAGGTATTCAGCATCTGTTTCATTTACTTTCAGATCTCGCGGTACACATCTCCCACGAAGAAACCCTTCCATTTCGAAAACATTCATGCGCATTTGCGTAACTCCGATAACTCGTTAAAGCGTTCCATAAACATCCCGTAGGCATGGCCCGGTGCCAGTGGAATCACGTTGAACATCTCTGTTGCCGGGATACCTTCCAGTACAGGCCAGAAAGAGCCATCATCAAGCCCGAGATCGCGGCGTTCGGTTGCCAGCATGATGAGATCGGCATATTTCACGGGCGTACTCATAACCGGGGGTAACCCGTATTTCTCACGGATTACGGCGTCTATTTTTTCTTCCATTTGTTTATAGTCAGGAAGAAGGCGTTTCAGTGGTGCGGGAATGTCCTGGCAATACGCTTCTGTTGCATCATGCATTAACGCTTCAAAAGCAAATTCCTGCGGCACCAGCTGGCTGCAAAGAACCGCATGTTGGGCGACGCTGTAGAAGTGCGAAAGATGACCGGCAAAGCGACAGATATTTGAAAGGGAAACCGCGATATCGTTAATATCGATGTCGTCTTTATTTATCCTGTCATAATAAAAATGCTTCCCGGAAAAAGTTTTAATAAATGACATTTTGTTCTCCACGTATATGCGCTGCACCGCGCTGAATTCTGGTAAAAAGAATCCCTCACCATCCGGCGATTATTGAGTAAATTACGTTTCCATAAATGCCCCCGTAGGGGCGGTTAGTTTCTCCACAAAACAGAGAAGAACACCTGCGGTGGCAGCCGCCCGGATGGATTGGGTTATGAGCCCGTCGTCCGGTGATGCTCTTCTCTGTTTTGTAAAAAGGACGGTACCAGCCGGAAGCAAGGGTACAAACTGGTACCTCCAGGACTACACACAGCATAAAGTTGTGGTGCCGGGTGCCTCCCGGTGCCTGGCGAAGGTTGCACACCAGGCGGGTGGGTATCCACAGAAGGTCGACTGTCAGCCTCAACCTTAACCCGCGTGCGCTGAGCCGCATTCACCACAACGCTAAGGATTCTCTCTGGTTGAAAATACTTAGCTGTTATGTGCCTGTCTTTTCACCACTTCAGGCTCGGTGGTATCCTTTTAAGCCCGTATACATAAAAGGAAAATCAAATGACTTTTGATGAAAAAGAACTTGATAATGCAATTAATAAAATCATCGTAACGTCGCTCTTTTCCTGTCTCAGCGACACTCAGCAAAAACAGTTCTACGAATCGGCTTTCAACATGATCGAGCGTTGTTGTTTCTGCGATGCCGACGAGTTACCTGAAAAAATCAGGAAACAGTTGGCTGATGCTCTTCGAGTGCGACTTTCTGACCAATTTTCTGAAATGTACTCTCCGAATTTGGACAAATAGAAAAAGGCCATTTCCATTCAGGGTCTGATGGAAAGACTTCAGCCTGTTCTAAAGCACGGCGTAAAGAGAACACAACTCCAGCCATAATCTGATGTTTCCCATTGGTCCAGCTATTGCCGCTCTGATCTACAGGAGCGGCTATGTCGTATGACCAAACGACTTCACCACTATTGTTTAAAATCTGGACTTTCATTTTGTTCTTTAACCTCCAGATTTCCGCGCATCTAAAGGCGCATTCTCATTTGGTGTGAACTGAATAGTTGTGCTGATATTGATTAATGCCCCGACACACAAGACTACGCACTCAGAGCAGATAGCAACTTCATCTTTTCCGCCTTTGGCGATGATTTTTTTTGCCTGCAGCTCGTTTGCGCCACAAAACGAGCATGTGAAATAACGGTTCATTTTCGCTCTCTTACACATAGTATTTAACGAATCATCCGGTCATTCATACGCCACCGGCGGCTACTTCGTGGGCGTCCTGCCTGTCCGTGATAGCTTACATTATGTTGCTACTTAAAGTAGCAGAAATCAACAACAAAAAGTAGATATTTGTTGTTGTCTATGATTTTTCTATAATTAATTGAAAGTTAAATGTTTTTGCTGATTTACGGTAATGACTCCAACTTATTGATAGTGTTTTATGTTCAGATAATGCCCGATGACTTTGTCATGCAGCTCCACCGATTTTGAGAACGACAGCGACTTCCGTCCCAGCCGTGCCAGGTGCTGCCTCAGATTCAGGTTATGCCGCTCAATTCGCTGCGTATATCGCTTGCTGATTACGTGCAGCTTTCCCTTCAGGCGGGATTCATACAGCGGCCAGCCATCCGTCATCCATATCACCACGTCAAAGGGTGACAGCAGGCTCATAAGACGCCCCAGCGTCGCCATAGTGCGTTCACCGAATACGTGCGCAACAACCGTCTTCCGGAGCCCGTCATACGCGTAAAACAGCCAGCGCTGGCGCGATTTAGCCCCGACATAGCCCCACTGTTCGTCCATTTCCGCGCAGACGATGACGTCACTGCCCGGCTGTATGCGCGAGGTTACCGACTGCGGCCTGAGTTTTTTAAGTGACGTAAAATCGTGTTGAGGCCAACGCCCATAATGCGGGGTGTTGCCCGGCATCCAACGCCATTCATGGCCATATCAATGATTTTCTGGTGCGTACCGGGTTGAGAAGCGGTGTAAGTGAACTGCAGTTGCCATGTTTTACGGCAGTGAGAGCAGAGATAGCGCTGATGTCCGGCGGTGCTTTTGCCGTTACGCACCACTCCGTCAGTAGCTGAACAGGAGGGACAGTTGATAGAAACAGAAGCCACTGGAGCACCTCAAAAACACCATCATACACTAAATCAGTAAGTTGGCAGCATCACCTGATTTACTATGCTATAAACTGAAAATATCGCACGAAGTTGGAGTAGGTATTGAGCAAGGTGAATTATGAGGAGGGAGTTTTTTATGAGATTAATCAGGGAGAAAGAAGAGTAAAGCCCGGTTATGCGGCCGGGCACATGCATTACTTTGTAAGTTCTAGAACTCGTTGAGCCAGCCCTTTAAATTGTTCGTTAAAGGCGTCTCTGCTTGATTTCATTGTATTTAAGGCATGCCCAAATTGCCCTGAATCGCGAATTTGCTGATCACTGATGGAGAAAACAGGTGTCGCTAGTTGTTGGCTTATTGCGATTAATGAGTTGAAATCGGAAATATGCGCAAGATCATAGGCTGATAAATCTCCACTGACTGTTGTTTTGTTAATTGCATGTTGCACTTTATCTCGTGGAATTATGCAGGTAATTTTTTCTAGATTTGGCACTAAGATCGAATCAACAGCATCACGGATAGCTGCCATCCATTTTTCGAAAGATTTTACAGGTGCTCCTTTACGCGGCCTGTATCTCTGCTGAATCATACCTAGAAACTGCGGTGCATTTTTAATTGATTGTGAAGAGTTACCATCATTATTTTCTTTAAATAATGCTAATTCTTTGTGCCAGCGAGGTATATTTTTTGAGAGAGAGCGAATTGCTTGCCAGCAAAAAAAGTCTGGAGCTACAGGTACGATAAAATAGTCACTTGACATGAGAACTACTTCATTTAAACCTCCAATATTAGGGCTGAGATCATAAAGAATGTAATCAATATTATTCTTCATGGCGATTAGCTGTAATATTTTTGGCAGGTTCCCTGGTATATTTCTTGTAGCAGGAATACCAGCAGCAATTTTTAGAGAAACACTTATCTGTGAATCTAAGTCCGAAACATCTAAATGTCCGGGAAGAAGCAGAAGGTTTTCATGCAGTGTAGGGTGTAATTTTCCCGTTTCTTTTTCAAGGTATGCTTCAGGTTGTCCGCCATTAATCAAATATTCTACAATAGGTCCAAGAGTTAAGTTATCTCTGCTAGAATAAAAAGAATCTAAACCCTCATCAATCTTTTCATAGCCAAGAACCATTCCTGTTAGATTACATTGCGAATCAAGGTCAACCATCAATACTTTCTTGCCTTCATCCGCAAGTGCCCATCCAAGATTGAAGGTTGTTGTGGTTTTACTTACCCCACCTTTATGATTAAAAAAACAAATTGATTTTGTCATATTTCTCTATCCTTTCGACCCCCAGTATATTGTAATTTACGCTGGGTGATTATTTTATATTGTTAATGATAATGTTTAATAAAAATAAGAGAGTAAAACAACTATTAGTAATAGCGCTTGCTTGCTAAATATTATTTTTTTACCTTTAGTTCTATAGTCTAAACGAAGAACTAAAGCCGGTTGTATTTAATTGATTCGTGTATCAATGCTTTGCCCATAACATAAAGTTGATCTTGGGACTTCTCATCAATGTACCATTTCTCATAGGCTGGATTATCCGAAAGAACGGCGAGTTTGTTGCCTTGCATTTGTAGACGTTTAACGTGGAACGTCTTACCATAAACGAAAGAGTAAACACCATCAGTTTGGAAGTTGCGAACAGAAATGTCGACAAACAGTCGATCTCCGGAAACTAGAGTAGGGGACATGCTGTCGCCATTTACAGTCATAACTTTAATATCATCTTGAGAACGATTACCGAAAAGAGAACGGGCATGCTCTGTTGTGAACTCAATGGCGTAGAGCACATCAACATAGTCTGAAAGCATATAGGTCCCAGGTCCTGCGCTAACGCTAAGATCCAAAACTTCTATCCTGTATACATCGGGTTTTGTTGGATTGGGGATGCTTGCCATTTCCTTACATCCTTCTCTCTCGCCAACACCATATTCTAAATATGAAGCTGATACCCCCAGAGCCAATGCAAGTTTATTCATGACAGAGGCACGAGGCTTCGCAGCGCCGATTGTGTATCGCCGCGCCATTTCATATGTAACGCCCACAAGACTTTTGAGTTGGGTGACAGAAATTCCCTTGTTTGTCATTAGCTCGTTTAGTCTCTTGGCGAAATCTGGATACTTCTGTTCTTCTACCATAGGTAGAAGATTACTCGCATCACATACGCTAGTCATTTCTATTTTAAGTAGTTGCATTTTGCTATTTTAAGTAGCATCATCCCTCTGAATTTCAGAGGAGAAAGGTATGTCATCTCAAAACTACACAGAGAAAGCAGTAAAAGCTGCGGGAAAATCTTTATCTGAAGTAGCCCGTCACTTTGGTTTTAAGTCCACTCAATCCGTCGCTAATTGGGTAATTAACAATCAAGTCCCGTCAGAACGGGTTTTACAACTTTGTGAGTTGGGAAACTGGTCCGTGACCCCTCATGAACTGCGTCCTGATATTTACCCCAATCCAAATGATGGATTACCTGAGTGCTATTCAAAAGTTAGCGGTTCAGCTGCGTAAACGTAACCACAGAAACGAGGAGTTAACCGTGGGTAAGCATCACTGGAAAGTAGAAAAACAGCCTGAGTGGTACGTGAAAGCTGTCAGAAAAACTATCGCAGCGTTGCCGGGGGGTTACGCTGAAGCTGCTGACTGGCTGGACGTAACAGAGAACGCATTATTTAACCGCCTTCGTGCCGATGGCGATCAGATTTTCCCGCTGGGATGGGCAATGATTTTGCAACGTGCTGGTGGAACTCACTTCATTGCTGACGCTGTGGCGCAGTCTGCAAATGGCATCTTTGTGTCTCTTCCTGACGTCGAGGATGTGGACAATGCCGATATTAACCAGCGTCTGCTGGAAGTCATTGAACAGATCGGCAGTTATTCCAGACAGATTCGTTCAGCAATTGAAGACGGTGTAGTGGAACCGCATGAGAAGACAGCAATTAACGACGAGCTGTATCTCTCAATTTCGAAGCTGCAGGAGCATGCAGCACTTGTCTACAAAATTTTTTGCATTTCAGAAAGTAATGACGCCCGCGAGTGTGCAGCTCCGGGCGTCGTGGCGTCGATTGCTTCTGGTTGTGGAGAAACTAACGCATGAACAGTTTAACAACACACTACCGTCGCTCGCAACTGATTGCGCTTCCTGTACCGGGTGGAAAAGCGAAGGTGGAATATTGCTATGCAGTGAATGTACCAGGTGACAGGGAAATTGTAACCCACAGCTTTGCAGAGTGGGCTGTGGGGGATTTCAACCGGCAGAAGGAGACAGTCCTTTGCGACAAGTTAACCGCTGGTTCAAAGATCACTACGGAGTGCCCGTCAGAGTCATTCGTTGGGAGCCGGAAACACAACGGGTTATCTACCTCCGCGAAGGTTATGAGCATGAATGCTTCAGTCCGCTCGAACAGTTTCATCGTAAATTCAGGGAAATAGAGGTCGGTCATGAGCACTAAATTAACCGGCTATGTATGGGATGGTTGCGCTGCATCAGGCATGAAGTTATCCAGCGTGGCAATTATGGCCCGCCTGGCTGATTTCAGTAATGACGAAGGTGTGTGCTGGCCATCAATTGAAACCATTGCCCGTCAGATTGGCGCGGGGATGAGTACCGTCAGAACGGCTATCGCACGGCTGGAAGCAGAAGGCTGGTTAACGCGTAAGGCGCGTCGCCAGGGTAACCGCAATGCGTCGAATGTTTATCAGCTTAACGTTGCGAAGCTTCAGGCAGCGGCATTTTCTCAACTGTCAGATTCTGACCCGTCAAAATCTGACGCATCAAAATCTGACCCGTCAAAATTTGATGCGTCGAAATCTGGCAAAAAAGCGGGTTTTCACCCGTCAGAATCTGGCGGGGATCCGTCAGTAAAATCAAAACATGATCCGTCAGATAAAAAAACTTCTCGTCCGGACGCTTCGCAACCGGACACGCAGACGGCTGAACAGGAGTTTTTAACTCGCCATCCTGATGCGGTTGTATTCAGCCCTAAAAAGCGCCAGTGGGGAACGCAGGATGATTTGACCTGCGCACAGTGGCTCTGGAAAAAAATCATCGCCCTGTACGAGCAGGCCGCCGAATGTGACGGCGAGGTGGTTCGTCCCAAAGAACCGAACTGGACAGCCTGGGCAAACGAAATTCGCCTGATGTGTGTGCAGGATGGTCGTACTCACAAACAAATCTGCGAGATGTACAGCCGCGTCAGCCGCGATCCGTTCTGGTGCCGTAACGTGCTCAGCCCGTCGAAGCTGCGGGAAAAATGGGATGAGCTTTCCCTGCGCTTATCGCCGTCCGTCAGCACGTACACCGAAAAACGCGAAGACCCGTACTTCAAAGCCAGTTACGACAACGTGGACTACAGCCAGATCCCGGCAGGATTCAGGGGGTGATCATGAGTCTTTTGAATGAAGTTCAGAAATACATTGAAGCCCATCCGGGGTGTACTTCCGGAGACATTGCGGATGCTTTTGCAGGTTACTCACGGCAGCGCGTTCTGCAGTCAGCAAGCAAGTTACGTCAGAGTGGTCGTGTGGCTCACCGTTGTGAAGGGGATACACGCAGACATTTCCCGCGCCTGACTGAGAGAGCGCAGGAGGCGGAACCGCAACCAGTTCGTGAAACCAGACCTGTGCGCAATTTCTATGTCGGCACTAACGACCCGCGGGAGATTTTGTGCCTGACCCGCCAGGCGGAAGAACTGGAGTCCAGGGGCTTATACCGTCGTGCTGCAACGGTGTGGATGGCGGCATTCCGTGAAAGCCACTCCCAGCAAGAGCGAAACAATTTTCTGGCGCGTCGTGAGCGGTGCTTACGGAAAAGCAGCAAGCGCGCTGCATCGGGTGAAGAGTGGTATCTGTCAGGGAATTACGTGGGGGCTTAATGAGTAATAAATATTGCCAGGCGCTGGTGGAACTGCGGAACAAACCAGCCCATGAACTGAAGGAAGTGGGCGATCAGTGGCGCACGCCGGACAACATTTTCTGGGGAATTAACACCCTGTTTGGCCCGTTTGTTCTGGATCTGTTCACTGACGGTGATAACGCCAAATGTGCCGCGTATTACACGGCGGAAGACAACGCGCTGGCGCATGACTGGTCAGAACGTCTTGCGGAGCTTAAAGGTGCTGCCTTTGGTAATCCCCCATACAGCCGCGCCAGTCAGCATGAGGGGCAATACATCACCGGCATGCGTTACATCATGAAGCATGCCAGTGCCATGCGTGATAAAGGCGGGCGCTATGTTTTCCTGATCAAAGCTGCCACCAGCGAAGTGTGGTGGCCGGAAAATGCAGATCATATTGCTTTTATTCGCGGGCGTATTGGTTTTGAACTGCCTGTCTGGTTTATCCCGAAAGACGAGAAGCAGGTACCGACAGGCGCTTTCTTCGCTGGTGCTATTGCTGTTTTCGACAAGACCTGGAAGGGACCGGCAATCAGCTACATCGGGCGCGATGAACTTGAGGCATGTGGTGAGGCCTTTCTGGCGCAGGTTCGCCAGCAGGCGGAAAAACTGGTCAGGGAGATGGCGGCATGACGACGTTAACTCAATGCCAGCAGCAGGTGCTGGATATGCTGATTTCTTACCAGAAAGAGCGTGGCTTTCCGCCAACCAATCAGGAGGTGGCAACCATGCTGGGATATCGTTCAGTGAATGCAGCGGTGGAGCATCTTCGCGCACTGGAGAAAAAAGGCGTCATCACGATAAAGCGTGGTGTGGCCCGGGGGATAACGCTTCATACCGCGGTGAAGGACGACGACAGCGAGGCGGTCGGGATTATCCGCTCACTGCTTGCCGGTGAGGAAAACGCCAGGCTGCGTGCAGCCCACTGGTTACATGAGAGGGGTCTGAAAGTATGAAGCTGATTCTGCCTTTCCCGCCCAGCGTGAACACGTACTGGCGACACCCCAACAAAGGGGCGTTTGCAGGTAAGAGCCTGATAAGCGCGGCGGGGCGCAAATTCCAGAGCGCGGCGTGTGCAGCAATAGTTGAGCAGTTACGTCGTCTGCCAAAACCAACGTCGGCACCTGCTTCAGTGGAGATCGTGTTGTTTCCTCCGGATAACCGGATCCGCGATCTGGACAACTATAACAAGGCGCTGTTTGACGCCCTGACCCACGCGGGTGTGTGGGAAGACGACAGTCAGGTGAAAAGAATGCTGGTGGAGTGGGGACCGGTTATCCCGGAAGGGAAGGTCGAGATCACTATCAGTAAGTACGAGAAAACGGCGGGTGCAGCCGCCTGATTAAGAGGAGAAACGAAGTATGAATAATCTGATGGTCATTGATGGTATTGAAGTTCGTCGTGATGCTTATGGGCGTTACAGCCTGAACGATCTGCACAGGGCTGCCGGTTCTCTGGATAAGCATAAGCCTGCATTCTGGCTCCGCAATGAGCAAACTGAGCGTTTAATAAGCGAGTTGCAGATTTGCAACTCGGTCAATATAGAGCCAGTTAACGTTATTCGTGGCGGAAATAACCAGGGGACGTATGTCTGCAAAGAACTGGTGTATGCCTATGCAATGTGGATCAGCCCGTCATTCCATCTGAAGGTGATCCGTACTTTCGACATGGTAACCAGCGCACCGGAAAAATTATCCGGACAGGCTGCTGACAAGATGCAGGCTGGTGTGATTCTGCTGGACTTTATGCGCCGGGAGTTAAATCTGTCTAACTCTTCAGTGCTTGGAGCCTGTCAGAAACTTCAGGAGGCTGTTGGCTTACCGAATCTGGCACCGCGCTATGCCATTGATGCTCCTGCTGACGCGCCTGATGGCTCAAGCCGCCCCACGCTGTCACTGAGTGCACTGCTGAAGCAGTATGGTATCCGCCTGACAGCTAATCAGGCATATCACCAGATGGTGAAGCTGGGGATCGTCGAGCAGCGCGAACGATACAGCCGTACCGCGATTAACAACATCAAAAAATTCTGGTCGCTGACGGCGAAAGGCTGCATGTTCGGCAAGAACATCACCAGTCCCGCAAATCCGCGCGAGACGCAGCCGCACTTTTTCGAATCCCGATTCCCTGAGCTGTTAAAGCTGCTCGATACCGTTCATTGAGGTGACCGTGAGAGCACTACTGACCCCTGAAATTGCCCCGCGTATGGGGATCGTATTGTTCAGACCAGGTTCAGAGCTGATGCCCCTGTTTATGCAGGGGCGTGTCCTGCTGGAGCCTGAGCCGGAACGTTATTCATCTTTTGCCAGTGGTGCCGTTCCGGCGGCATCACAACCGCTGGCGGATGATCCTGCCGTTCGGGCCGTGTTCCGCAATGAGGCAGTGATCCGTCGTGCTGGTGGAGTGGAATGTCTTGAAAGCTGGTTACTTCGTGAAAAAGGCTGCCAATGGCCTCATTCCGACTGGCACAGCGAGAACATGACCACAATGCGACACGCGCCGGGCGCAATCCGTCTGTGCTGGCACTGCGATAACCAGCTGCGCGATCAGTTCACGGAACGGCTGGAATCAATGGCAACGGATAACTGTGCCCGCTGGGTGTTGTCTGTTGTGCGTCGGGATCTCGGTTTTGATGACAGTCACGTTGTGACAATGCCGGAACTGTGCTGGTGGCTGATTCGTAATGACCTGGCGGATGCCTTACCGGAAAGTGCAGCCCGTAAGGCACTGAGATTACCGAAGCCTGTTGTGCCGTCTGTCACCCGGGAAAGTGACCTTGTGCCTTCGATTCCTGCCACCAGCATCATCCAGGATAAGGCGAAAAAGGTGCTGGCGCTGAAAGTGGATCCGGAGTCGCCGGAGTCTTTTATGTTACGCCCAAAACGTCGCCGCTGGGTTAATGAAAAGTACACGCGCTGGGTTAAGACACAGCCGTGTGCATGTTGTGGAAAGCCTGCTGATGATCCCCACCACCTGATAGGTCACGGTCAGGGTGGAATGGGAACAAAAGCGCATGACCTCTTTGTGTTGCCTTTGTGCAGAAAGCATCACGACGAGCTGCATGCGGATACCGTGGCATTTGAAGAGAAGTATGGCTCCCAGCTGGAGCTGATATTTCGTTTTATCGATCGTGCGCTGGCAACTGGCGTGCTGGCCTGATTTTGTGGAGAAAGTTGATGCGTGATATTCAGATGGTTCTTGAGCGTTGGGGGGCATGGGCGGCGAGTGACAGTTCAGGAGTAGACTATTCGCCTATAGCTGCTGGGTTTAAGGGACTTCTTCCCTATACAAGCAAAACACGTCAGGCTTGTTCAGATAGTGATGCATTAATTATTGAAGGTTGTCTTGCTCGTCTAAAGCAAAAAAGGCCAGACGAACATTCGCTTCTTGTTGCCCATTACCTATACGGTATCTCTAAAAGAAAGCTCGCCAAAGCTCGTAAAAAGGATGAGAAACTAATACGCATTGAGATACAGATGGCTGAGGGGTTTATTGAAGGCTGTCTCTCAATGCTTGATCTTTGTTTGGAAATGGACCAATAGACTACCAGAATAGCAACTGCCGCTCAGCTTTGCGGATCGGCAGTTTCTGATGGTGTAATGTTACGCGCAGATGTTTCAAGTATAGATTCCCTTCCGATTGATACCAAAATTTCGATTGTTCTTGCTTTAGCCTGCATCAATGTTGATTTTATTTCAGGACTTAAGTGGTCAGATCGTAACTGCTTCTCAATCTCAGCCAAATCACGCTTGCATTTTGCTCTTTTGGCTGCGTCTTCTGGAGATTCGAAACCATGCCTCGAAATGAACCAATTCATGACGTAAGTTAAAGTTGCCGCAACACCCGGTACTAATGCGTAGGCTACAGTTCGCCACACGCTATTAGGGTCGGTTAAAATCGCGCTAACAAGAACACTTAAAATTGCTCCCCAACCACCAGTTGAAAGGGTAGCTTTTCCTGTGCTTAGACCTTTAGTTTGAGAATTCATTTTCGTTTTGAATTCTCCGCAATTGCCTCATCAATGAGGGTTGTTAGCATTTTTCCCTTTTTACTTGGAACTTTTATTACTAGCGTTTTGGTCACTCCGGAATCTTCATCGTGATATCGGAATTCGAAGACTTTTGTAGGGAATAGTCGACGCCAAAGCAAGGCTGACGCTGAATAGCAAAAACGACTAAAGGCAGGGATGATCATTATCACCCCTATCCAGAAGATCAGTTGTGCTATCTGCATGTTTAGTGTCACTTTTGTCAAGCCTCAGCAGGGCGTTTTCGTTTTACTTTGGTTATAGCATACTTGGTTGTGGCATTTCGCGCAGTGAAAGTTTTTATAGTTTTTAGCTCAACAACAAACAAATCTTCTTTTGTAAAACTGATGATTCCGTTTTGAACTTGGTGTATAAACAACTGATCTTCAAAGGTAACAGCATGCTCTTCGCCTAAATAATCGATTCTCCAACCCTTTGTACCCTCGAAGTTGATCTGTACGAATCTAACATTGACTTCTTCTACAGACTCTTCTTTTTCAAGTAGTGTGCCTCTAGGCAGCGGTTTGATCTCTTCGGTTTCACTTCCTTCAAGACGAACGACTTCTTCGCCTTCATCATTCAGCACCTTAAATACTGCTCCTTGTTTGCCGTCTAATGGTGCACGAACTACATTCACAAGGGCATCACGGACTTCTGGATCTGTTACTAACTTAGCCACTGAGTCATGGCAAACAATTTCTTCCCCTTCAAGCTCAAGAACAGATTCTTCTGTTCCTGCCCGTTTTGTTACCGAAATTACTTTCTTGCTGCCCAGTTGGCGGATTAGTGATAATGCTGGAGCTCCAATAGTAGCCCCGGCTATCCCTGTTAGGCCAATCACTTTTGCTACGTCGACGGCATGAGGAACAAGCTCCATCATCGTATAGGATACGCCGAGTGATCCCGCTTCAGCTGGATTAGTAACCATTAACTTAACGGTTTGTTGGCCGTCATTAAGTCTTTTATCAGCTGCTGATATTAAATCTGCCATCGAACCTATGGAAATGCTTAATGTTTTGGCATCAATTTTATGCTGTGCTAATTCATTATCCTCTGCATCGTAGAAGATCTGAAAAGAAGTTGTTTTAGTCACTCTTTGCTCGCTATGTCTTGATTTTTTTCCATAAAATACCTTTTTTTGGTGTAAAAAACATTATCGCGGTCCGCAAAAATTGCGTTACTGTGTTAAGAGTGATTACTTCGTCACACAGCTTAAACCCGCCGTCGAGCGGGTTTTTTTATACCTGTAAACCTGGTGCAGTACGGTAAACACGCTGGTGGTAGTGAATACTGACTTTTTATCTTGCTGGCTTTTTAGACAAGAGTTATTGGTATGTCATGTTAACCATGAAGGTAAAAAGACATGCTAAAACAGCAAGATATGACAGAAACGGCGAAAGTTGTTTTTAATGAATTAAACGGCAAACCGGCAACAGTCGGGGAGATAGCACAAAACACATACCTTTCACGCGAACGCTGTCAGTTAATACTGACCCAGCTGGTTATGGCGGGGCTGGCAGATTACCAGTTCGGCTGTTACAGACGCCTTCAGCAATGAAGGGCTTTTAATTTGTGAAAATGGGCGGCTGGTGGGTGTTGGTAGCACCTGCCAGCCATTCGCTCATGCTTACTGGTCACAAGCGAACCATGGCCCACTGCTTTAGCGCAAAAGCAGAGTGAGCCTACCAGAGTTACGCTTACTGATCCATGAAAAATACTGTAAAAATAAACAGTGTTGATTTAATCAACGCTGATTGCCTGCATTTTATTCAGTCCCTGCCTGATGATTCCATTGACCTGATAGTTACCGATCCGCCGTACTTCAAAGTGAAGCCCAACGGTTGGGACAATCAGTGGAAAGGGGACGAAGATTACCTTAAGTGGCTGGACCACTGTCTGGCTCAGTTCTGGCGGGTGCTGAAACCTGCCGGAAGCCTTTACCTGTTCTGTGGACATCGCCTGGCATCTGATATCGAGATCATGATGCGTGAACGTTTCAACGTGCTTAACCATATCATCTGGGCGAAGCCGTCCGGACGATGGAACGGGTGTAATAAAGAAAGCCTGCGGGCATATTTCCCCGCTACAGAGCGCGTTCTGTTTGCTGAACATTACCAGGGGCCATATCGCGGCAAAAGTGACGGCTATGCGGAAAAAGAAAGGGAACTCAAACAGCACATAATGGCACCGCTGATATCGTATTTCAGGGATGCACGTGCCGAACTGGGTATAACGGCAAAACAGATTGCCGAAGCCACTGGTAAGAAAAACATGGTTTCCCACTGGTTTGGTGCCAGTCAGTGGCAGTTGCCGAATGAGGCTGACTACCGGAAGTTGCAGGCACTGTTTTCCCGTATAGCGGCAGAGAAGTTTCAGGAACAACAACTGGAACAGACACACCACCAGCTGGTGGCATCTTATGATTCACTGAATCGCAAATATTCTGAATTGCTGGATGAGTTTAAATCTCTCCGGCGCTATTTCTCCGTATCAGTCTCCGTGCCTTATACCGATGTCTGGACGCATAAGCCCGTTCAGTTCTACCCGGGTAAACATCCGTGCGAGAAACCGGCGGATATGCTCCGGCAAATAATCAATGCCAGTAGTCGACCTGGTGATCTGGTTGCTGATTTCTTTATGGGATCCGGTTCCACAATAAAAGCAGCAATGGCGCTGGGGCGTCGGGCGTTAGGTGTTGAACTTGAGTCAGAGCGGTTTAATCAGACGGTGAAAGAGGTAAGTGAACTGGTGGGGAAATAATTCTGGTGGCCACGTTGCGTGGCCTTTTTATTTCCAACACAGCACCCGCAAATATCGCGAGGTGAGAGATGACGAAATGCCTCATAACCCAAATACCTGGCCGGACTGGCTGGAGTTGTTTCAGAGCTGGTGGCGTGGAGACACACCGCTGGGTGCAGTGATTATGTCGATCGTTATGGCTGGTTTGCGCATCGCCTATTTTGGCGGTCGCGGTGGCTGGAAGCGAAAAACGCTCGAGATTTTGCTATGTGGCGCTCTGACGCTGACCTTTGCATCCGCTCTTGAGTATGTCGGATGGCCTAAATCGCTTTCTGTTGCCATTGGTGGTGGCGTGGGGCTGATCGGTGTCGATGCTATTCGTGGGGCTGCAATGCGAGTAATCGGTAACAAATTTGGTAGCTCGAAGGAGTAATTTATGCAGGCACTAAATTCCCAGCGTAAAGCTTTCCTGGATATGGTGGCATGGTCAGAAGGAACGGATAACGGGCGACAACCGACACGTAACCACGGTTATGATGTTATTGTTGGTGGCGAACTGTTCACTGATTACTCCGATCACCCTCGCAAACTTGTCACGCTAAACCCCAAACTCAAATCAACAGCCGCCGGACGTTACCAGCTTCTTTCACGCTGGTGGGATGCTTACCGTAAACAGCTTGGCCTGGAAGATTTTTCTCCAGAAAGCCAGGACGCTGTAGCTCTGCAGCAGATTAAAGAGCGTGGTGCTTTACCGATGATTGACCGCGGCAGTATTCGTCAGGCAATCGACCGTTGCAGCAATATCTGGGCGTCGTTACCTGGTGCAGGTTACGGTCAGTATGAACATAAAATCGGTGACCTGATTGCCCGATTTAAAAAAGCTGGTGGGGTAGTAAATGAAGCTGAGATATAAGCTGGTTATTGTTGCCTTCGTTGTTACCGTCATTGGTTCCTTCATCTGGTCTGCCGGGCATTACTACAGCAAATATCAGCACGAAAAGGAGCGTGCTGATGAGGCTGTACGAAATGCTGAATCAGCAACTGCCATTACCCGTAACGTTCTGCAATCACAGCAAATCATCAATACAGTTATAGAGGCTAACCAGCATGCAAAACAGCAGATCGCACTGGAGTCACAGAGAACCGAGGAAGATATCAAAGTGGCTGTTGCGGATGATGATTGTGCTTCACGTCATGTGCCTGCTGCCGCTGCTGACCGGTTGCGGAAGTACGCGAACAGTTTACGTACCGATTCCGGCGGTACCGTTGCCAGCAAGCCTGACGACTGAAACTCCCCAGCCAGTCATTCCCGAGCCGCTGACCTATGGGGCCAGTCTGGATCTGAATGTGAGCCTGCTTTCGGCGTTGGGACAATGCAATATTGACAAATCGGGGATTCGAAGTATCGAGATGCGCCGTAACGCTTTGCTGGCAGCAGGCAAATAGTCCGGACAAAGAACAGGAATATATTTATGCCCCCTCGAACTCCAAAAGCCTGCCGCGTTCGCGGCTGCCGTAATACCACGACAGACCCGTCAGGCTATTGCGAAAGCCACAAAAGCGAAGGCTGGAAGCAATACAAGCCGGGGCAATCCCGTCATCAGCGCGGCTACGGTTCGAAGTGGGACAGTATCCGCGCGCGCATATTGAAGCGTGACAAAGGCCTGTGTCAGTTATGTCTGCGTGCTGGTGTGGTGCGTGAGGCGAAAACCGTTGACCACATCATCCCTAAAGCGCATGGCGGCACCGATGCAGACAGTAATCTGCAGAGCCTGTGCTGGCCGTGCCATAAGGCGAAGACGGCCCGTGAACGGCTAAAGTGATAATAATTCTCAACTGTCTGAGGGGAGGGGCGGGTCAAATCTCTGTGACCTGACGTCTTCCGGACTGCCCGCCCCATCGTTTTTTTATACCCGCGAAAAATGAAATTTAACCAGGAGTGCCGCATATGGCTGGAACGGCGGGGCGTTCCGGGCGTCGCCCCAAGCCAACGGCGCGCAAGGCGCTGGCCGGAAACCCCGGCAAGCGAGCCCTGAATAAAGATGAACCTGTTTTTACGCCCATCAAAGGTGTTGAGCCACCGGAGTGGTTCGCTGAAGAAGATCTCCCTCTCGCCACGATCATGTGGCAACTGACAACCAAAGAACTCTGCGGTCAGGGCCTGCTGTGCGTGACTGACCTGGCGGTACTTGAGCGGTGGTGTGTGGCCTATGAATTCTGGCGACGTGCCGTGAAAAATATTGCCAGACAGGGCAACACCATCACCGGTGCAATGGGCGGCATGGTCAAAAATCCGGAGCTGACCGCCAAAAAAGAACAGGAGTCCGAGATGAGCAGCACGGGGGCAATGCTCGGACTCGACCCCAGCAGCCGCCAGCGTCTGATTGGCCTGGCGGGGAAGAAGAAAGCCACTAACCCGTTTCTGACAATCTGAAAATCATCGAATCATGAGCCGGAAATCTTACCCCAACGTAAATGCAGCCAATCAGTATGCCCGTGATGTCGTGCGCGGAAAGATTGTGGCCTGCCAGTTTGTGATTCAGGCCTGCCAGCGCCATCTTGATGACCTGATGGCGGAAAAAAGTAAGTCGTTTCGTTACCGCTTCGACAAGGACCTGGCTGAACGGGCCGCCAAATTTATTCAGCTGTTGCCGCATACCAAGGGTGAGTGGGCATTCAAACGGATGCCCATCACGCTGGAGCCGTGGCAGCTCTTTGTGATCTGCTGTGCGTTTGGCTGGGTCAATAAAGGTACCCGGCTGCGCCGCTTCCGGGAGGTGTATACCGAAATCCCCCGTAAGAACGGCAAATCGGCAATCTCTGCCGGTGTCGCCCTGTATTGTTTTGCCTGTGATAACGAGTTTGGCGCGGAAGTGTATTCCGGTGCCACGACAGAGAAACAGGCGTGGGAAGTCTTTCGCCCGGCGCGACTGATGTGTAAACGCACACCCATGCTGACGGAAGCGTTCGGGATTGAGGTTAACGCCTCAAACATGAACCGTCCGGAGGATGGCGCGCGGTTTGAACCGCTGATCGGTAACCCCGGTGATGGATCATCACCCCACTGTGCGGTGGTGGATGAATATCACGAGCACGCCACCGATGCGCTTTACACCACGATGCTTACCGGGATGGGGGCGCGACGTCAGCCACTGATGTGGGCCATTACTACTGCCGGGTACAACATTGAGGGGCCGTGCTACGACAAGCGGCGGGAAGTTATCGAGATGCTCAACGGGTCGGTACCCAACGATGAACTGTTCGGGATCATCTATACCGTTGATGAAGGTGACGACTGGACCGACCCGCAGGTGCTGGAAAAAGCCAATCCAAATATTGGCGTGTCGGTTTATCGCGAATTTTTGTTAAGTCAGCAGCAGCGTGCGAAAAATAACGCCCGTCTGGCAAACGTCTTTAAAACAAAACACCTCAATATCTGGGTGTCGGCGCGTTCGGCGTATTTCAACCTGGTGAGCTGGCAGAGCTGCGAGGATAAATCACTGACCCTTGAGCAGTTCGAGGGGCAGCCGTGCATTCTGGCCTTTGACCTGGCGCGTAAGCTGGATATGAACAGCATGGCGCGACTTTATACCCGCGAGATTGACGGTAAAACGCATTACTACAGTGTGGCCCCGCGTTTCTGGGTACCGTATGACACGGTGTACAGCGTCGAGAAAAATGAAGATCGACGGACAGCCGAACGCTTTCAGAAATGGGTGGAAATGGGCGTTCTGACCGTTACCGATGGTGCGGAGGTGGATTATCGCTACATCCTCGAGGAGGCCAAAGCGGCGAACAAAATCAGCCCGGTCAGTGAGTCACCCATCGACCCCTTCGGGGCGACCGGATTGTCACATGACCTTGCTGATGAAGACCTGAACCCCATCACTATCATTCAGAACTACACCAACATGTCCGACCCGATGAAAGAGCTGGAAGCGGCAATTGAATCGGGGCGCTTTCATCATGATGGCAATCCCATCATGACCTGGTGTATCGGCAACGTGGTCGGCAAAACCATTCCGGGTAACGATGATGTGGTGAAGCCCGTCAAAGAGCAGGCGGAAAACAAAATCGATGGTGCAGTTGCGCTGATTATGGCGGTTGGCAGAGCCATGCTGTACGAGAAAGAAGACACGCTGTCTGACCACATTGAGTCCTATGGGATCCGCTCGCTTTAACTGAGGTAATTATGATCATGCTGATTCTCGCGCCTCTGGTGGGCGTGCTGGGGGCGCTTTTGCTGGCGTATGGTGCCTGGCTGATTTATCCCCCGGCGGGGTTTGTTGTTGCCGGGGCGTTGTGTCTGTTCTGGTCGTGGCTGGTGGCGCGATATCTCGACCGTACACAGTCGTCTGTCGGCGGAGGTAAATAGTGTTCTTTTCGGGATTATTTCAACGAAAAAGTGACGCACCGGTGACCACGCCAGCAGAGCTGGCGGATGCTATCGGGTTGTCCTACGACACCTATACCGGAAAGCAGATCAGCAGCCAGCGGGCCATGCGACTGACGGCGGTTTTTTCCTGTGTCAGGGTGCTGGCGGAGTCGGTCGGGATGTTGCCCTGCAACCTGTATCACCTGAACGGCAGCCTGAAGCAGAGAGCCACTGGCGAACGTCTGCATAAGCTGATCTCCACGCATCCCAATGGCTATATGACGCCGCAGGAGTTCTGGGAGCTGGTGGTCACCTGTCTGTGCCTGCGGGGAAACTTTTACGCCTACAAAGTGAAAGCATTTGGCGAAGTGGCTGAACTGCTGCCCGTCGATCCCGGCTGTGTGGTACCGAAGCTTAACAGTAGCTGGGAGCCGGTCTATCAGGTCACATTCCCGGATGGCTCCACGGATGTACTGAGCCAGGAGGATATCTGGCATGTGCGCACGCTGACGCTGGACGGACTGGTGGGGCTGAATCCCATCGCCTATGCCCGCGAGGCAATATCGCTGGCGGCAGCGACCGAAGAGCACGGGGCCAGACTGTTCAGCAATGGCGCGGTGACGTCGGGTGTGTTGCGTACAGAGCAGACGCTGTCAGATCAGGCTTATGAGCGCCTGAAGAAAGATTTTGAGGAGCGTCACACCGGGCTTGGCAATGCTCACCGCCCGATGATCCTTGAGATGGGGCTGGACTGGAAGTCGATGGCGCTGAACGCCGAGGACAGCCAGTTCCTGGAAACCCGCAAGTTTCAGCTTGAAGAAATCTGTCGTCTGTTCCGGGTGCCGTTGCACATGGTGCAGAACACCGATCGCGCCACCTTCAACAATATCGAAGAGCTGGGGCTGGGATTTATCAACTATTCACTGGTGCCGTATCTGACCCGCATCGAACAGCGGATCAACACCGGACTGGTACGAAAAAGTAAGCAGGGCGTTTATTACGCCAAATTTAACGCCGGGGCGTTACTGCGCGGGGATATGAAGTCCCGTTTTGAAGCCTACGCCACCGGGATCAACTGGGGAATTTACTCTCCCAATGACTGCCGCGACCTGGAAGATATGAATCCGCGTCCCGGTGGTGATGTCTATCTCACACCGATGAACATGACCACGAAACCCTCCGATGGCAGTAAAGCCGGTAAGCAGAAGGATAACGCCAATGCAGACGAAACAACGTCTTGATGTACCGCTGAGTCTGAAATCTGTCAGTGACTCCGGTGAGTTTGAAGGGTATGGCTCCGTCTTTGGTGTAAAGGACAGCCACGATGATGTGGTGATGTCCGGGGCATTTGCTGCTTCCCTGCGGGCGTGGAGTGACAGAAAAGCGTTACCTGCGCTGCTCTGGCAGCACCGCATGGATGAACCCATCGGTGTTTACACCGAAATGAAGGAAGACGATGTCGGGCTTTACGTCAGGGGGCGGTTGCTCATTGATGATGATCCCCTGGCAAAACGCGCACATGCACACATGAAGGCCGGTTCGTTAACCGGCCTTTCTATTGGGTACGTCCTGAAGGACTGGGAATACGACCGGACGAAAGAAGCCTTTCTGCTGAAAGAAATCGACCTCTGGGAAGTCAGTCTGGTGACGTTTCCGTCTAACGACGAGGCGCGGATCAGCGACGTCAAGAACGCGCTGGCCCGCGGGGAAATCCCCGAACAGAAAAAAATCGAAAGAGTCCTGCGTGATGTCGGACTCTCCCGTACCCAGGCCAAAGCATTCATGGCCGGGGGCTATGGCGCACTGTCCCTGCGCGACGCTGAGGATGTGGGCTCTGCACTGAATGCACTGAAAAATCTGAACTTCTAATCAGGAGAAATACGATGGCGGTAGATATTAAAGATGTCGAACAGGTCGCGCAGGAGCTGCAGCAGAAGTTTGACGACTTCAAAGCAAAGAACGACAAGCGCGTGGATGCGATTGAGCAGGAAAAAGGCAAGCTTGCCGGGCAGGTGGAAACCCTGAACGGGAAACTCAGCGAGCTGGAAAATCTCAAAAGCGATCTTGAAAAAGAGCTGCTTGAGCTGAAACGTCCGGCAGGTGGCGCGCAAAATAAACTGGCCACCGAGCATAAAGAAGCGTTTGTGGGCTTTTTGCGTAAAGGCCGTGAAGATGGTCTGCGCGATCTGGAGCGTAAGGCATTGCAGGTGGGCACCGATGAAGACGGTGGCTATGCCGTGCCGGAAGCGCTGGATCGCAACATTCTCACCCTGCTGAAAGATGAAGTGGTGATGCGCCAGGAAGCCACGGTGATCACCGTTGGCGGTTCCGACTACAAAAAACTGGTGAATCTGGGCGGCACGGCTTCCGGATGGGTGGGGGAAACGGATACGCGATCCCAGACTGCCACCTCCAGACTGGAGCTGATTGAACCTCTCATGGGGGAAATCTACGGCAACCCGCAGGCCACCCAGAAAATGCTGGATGATGGCTTCTTCAACGTGGAGGCCTGGATCAACAGCGAGCTGGCAACCGAATTTGCCGAACAGGAAGAAATTGCCTTTACCACCGGCGATGGTACCAAGAAGCCGAAAGGGTTCCTGGCGTATGAATCCACTGATGAAACCGATAAGGTCCGGGCGTTCGGCAAACTTCAGCATATTGTATCCGGCGAAGCGACCGCGGTGACCGCAGACGCCATTATCAAACTGATTTACACGCTGCGAAAGGCACACCGCACTGGCGCGAAGTTCATGATGAACAACAACAGCCTGTTTGCCATCCGTCTGCTGAAAGACACCGAGGGTAACTATCTGTGGCGTCCGGGGCTGGAACTGGGGCAGCCGTCCTCTCTGGCGGGTTACGGTATCGCTGAAAACGAACAGATGCCGGATATCGCCGCTGATGCGAAAGCCATTGCATTTGGTAACTTCAAACGGGGTTACACCATCGTTGACCGTATCGGCACCCGCATTCTGCGTGATCCGTACACCAATAAACCGTTTGTCGGTTTTTATACCACCAAGCGCACCGGCGGGATGCTGGTCGATTCGCAGGCCATCAAACTGCTGAAGATTGCAGCGGCGTAATCATTCAGGGGCGCGGAACCGCGCCCCCTGTTCTGACGGGTGAAGAATCATGATCCTGAAACAAGATCTGAAATGGTCACCGGACGGTATGCGTGTTGAGGTCATTCGGGCCGGTGAGTATGACGACGGGGCGCTTCCTGCCCGGGTGCAGGAGATTGCACTTCAGGCCGGGTTAGCTGAGCGCGGAACCAGTGCAAAAAGCAGTAAAGCGGCAAAAGAGAAAAAAGCCACGACCAGTAAAGAGAGCTGAGTATGCTTCTGACAATGGAAGAGATTAAAGCCCAACTCCGGCTGGATGAGGATTTCGATGCTGATGACCGCCATCTGCAACTGCTGGCCTGTGCGGCGCAAAAGCGGACGGAAACGTATCTGAACCGGAAGCTCTATGCACCGGATGAATCCATTCCGGACAGCGATCCGGACGGGCTGCACCTGCCGGATGATATTCGTCTGGGGATGCTGATGCTTATCAGCCATTTTTACGAAAACCGCTCGTCGGTTACGGAAGTGGAGAAACTCGACATGCCGCAGAGTTTTGGCTGGCTTGTCGGCCCGTACAGGTACTTTCCGCAATGAAAATTCGTCAGGCGCAGACCAGCGCAACTTACATTCTGCCGGACCCCGGTGAACTGAATAAATGCGTCCTGATCCGCCTGCGGGTGGATATGCCCGCGGATAACTTTGGCGTGGAGCCTCAATACCCGGTTACGTTCCGGACATGGGCGAAGGTTATCCAGACCAGTGCCACCACCTGGCAGGAAACCGCGCAGACCGGGGACGCCATCACCCATTACATCACCATTCGTTACCGCCGGGGGATCACCGCTGATTATGAGGTGGTCTGCGGTGACAGTGTGTACCGGGTGAAACGTCAGCGCGATCTGAACGGGGCGCGGCGCTTTCTGCTGCTGGAGTGTACGGAGCTGGGCGAATGTAGGCAGAGTCACGGAGGCAACAATGACGACTTCCTTTTTGCACGTTGATTTTCAGCAGCCCGCGGAGATGCGCTTTAACCGCGCCCGTGTCCGGCGGGCGTTTGTCACGATTGGTCAGCGTCATATGCGTGATGCCCGTCGGCTGGTGATGCGCCGTGCGCGGTCGGCACCGGGTGAAAACCCTGGTTATCAGACCGGACGCCTGGCTCGTTCGATTGGTTACATGGTACCCAGAGCCAGTAAACATCGCCCTGGTTTTATGGCACGTATAGCCCCTAACCAGCGTAATGGAGAGGGAAACCGCCGTATCACCGGTGATTTTTATCCGGCTTTTTTGTTCTATGGCGTGAGGCGAGGGGCAAAGCGTCGTCGCAGCCATCATCGTGGCGCATCCGGTGGCAGCGGCTGGCGACTGGCTCCACGTAATAACTTCATGGTGGAAACGCTTGAAAAGAACCGCAGCTGGACACGCTATTTTCTGGCGCGGGAATTGCGTAAATCACTGAAGCCGGAGCGACGACACAGATGAAACTGACGCCTGTTATTGCTGCACTGCGTGCCCGCTGTCCGTATTTTGAAAACCGGGTTGCAGGCGCGGCCCAGTTCAAAAATCTGCCGGAGGTCGGAAAGCTGAAACTCCCGGCGGCATATGTTGTACCGGGTGATGATTCTCCGGGAGAAAACAAAAGCCAGACCGACTACTGGCAGGAGCTGAAAGAGGGCTTCTCCGTGGTTGTCATACTGAGTAACGGGCGTGATGAGCGCGGTCAGTTTGCTTCGTATGATGTGGTGGACGATGTCCGGCAGATGCTCTTTAAGGCCCTGCTGGGCTGGAACCCGGAAGCGTGCGGTAACCCGATTACCTATGACGGCGGCACGCTGCTGGATCTGAATCGTCATGAGCTGATTTATCAGTTCGATTTTTCGGTCATCAGCGAGCTGACCGAAGACGATACCCGCCAGCAGGATGACCTGAACAGTCTGGATGAACTGCGAACGCTGGCGATTGATGTTGATTATCTCGATCCCGGTAACGGGCCTGACGGCGATATCGAACATCACACCGAAATACCCCTTCCTTCCTGAGGATCATCATGTTTGTGAAACCTGTTAAAGGGCGGTCAGTGCCTGACCCTGCCCGCGGCGACCTTTTGCCCGCCGAAGGGCGAAATGTTGATGAGAACAACTACTGGCTGCGCCGTGAAGCAGCTGGTGATATCCGGCGCGTGAATAAAAAGGTGAACACCGATGACGATAAGCTTTAACACCATTCCGTCGAATACGCTGGTTCCGCTGTTTTATGCGGAAATGGATAACCAGGCGGCGAATACTGCACAGGACAGCGGAGCATCGCTGCTGATTGGTCATGCCAATAACGGTGCAGAGATTGTTGCCAACAGTCTGGTGCTGATGCCGTCGGCAGACTATGCACGCCAGATTTGTGGTGCGGGAAGTCAGCTGGCGCGTATGGTCGAGGCTTATCGCCAGACCGACCCGTTTGGTGAGCTGTATGTGATTGCCGTTCCGGAAGCCACAGGTGCGGCGGCAACGGTTACGCTGACGGTGACCGGGGAAGCAACCGAAAGCGGCACGGTGAATGTCTATGTGGGACGTACCCGCGTGCAGGCTCCGGTGACCAACGGCGATAACGTCACGACGATTGCCAGCAGTATCAAAGATGCCATCAATGCCGTTCCGACTCTGCCGTTTACAGCTTCATCTTCGGCTGGCGTGGTCACACTGACCGCGCGTCATAAGGGGCTTTGCGGGAATGAAATTCCTGTCAGCCTCAATTACTACGGCTTTGGTGGGGGCGAAGTGCTGCCTGCGGGCGTACAGATTGCCGTGGCGACGGGGACCGCCGGAACGGGCTCTCCTGTTCTCACCGGCGCGGTGGCTGCAATGGCGGATGAGCCGTTTGATTATATCGGCCTGCCGTTCAACGACACGGCCTCCGTTAACACGCTGGTGACCGAGATGAACGATACCAGCGGTCGCTGGAGCTATGCGCGTCAGCTGTATGGTCATGTGTATACGGCAAAGATCGGCACGCTGTCAGAACTGGTGACCGCAGGTGACCAGTTTAACCAGCAGCACATTACCCTGGCGGGGTACGAAAAAGAGACCCAGACGCCTGCTGACGAGCTGGCGGCAAGCCGTACCGCCCGCGCAGCGGTGTTTATTCGCAACGATCCGGCACGTCCCACGCAGACCGGTGAGCTGGTGGGTATGCTGCCTGCGCCGAAGGGGAAACGGTTCACGATGACCGAACAACAGACCCTGCTGTCTCATGGCGTGGCAACGGCGTATGTCGAAAGCGGGGTGCTACGCATTCAGCGTGATGTCACCACGTACAGGAAAAACGCTTACGGGGTTGCGGATAACAGCTACCTCGACAGTGAGACACTGCATACCAGCGCGTATGTACTGCGCAAACTGAAATCCGTCATTACCAGTAAGTACGGGCGTCACAAGCTTGCCAGTGACGGTACCCGCTTTGGTCCCGGTCAGGCGATTGTCACCCCGGCGGTGATCAAAGGGGAACTGCTGGCAACCTACCGTCAGCTTGAGCGTGCGGGGATCGTGGAAAACTACGAACTGTTTAAGCAGTACCTGGTTGTGGAGCGTGATGCCAGCGATCCGAACCGCCTGAACACGCTGTTCCCGCCTGACTATGTTAACCAGTTGCGTGTCTTTGCCGTGGTTAACCAGTTCCGTCTTCAGTATTCAGAGGAGTCTGCATAATGGCACGTATCGGGGGAACCTGTTATTTCAAAATTGACGGTCAGCAGCTATCGCTGACCGGCGGCATTGAGGTGCCCATGAACAGGACGGTCAATGATGACATCATCGGCCTGGACGGTTCAGTGGACCGCAAGGAAACTCACCGTGCGCCCTATGTCAAAGGGACCTTCAAGGTGCCGAAGAATTTTCCGGTGAGCAAAATCACCTCGTCTGATGAGATGACCATCACTGCCGAGCTGGCGAACGGTCAGGTCTATGTACTGTCGTCTGCCTGGCTGCACGGCGAAGCGAACCATAATGCCGAAGAAGGCACGGTCGATCTTGAGTTCCACGGTGAAGAAGGGGATTACCAGTAATGAAAGAGCTTGAGTTAAAGAAACCGATTACTGCTCATGGCGAGACACTCTCCGTACTGGAGTTTGATGAGCCCACCGGGAAAGATGTCCGCGAGCTGGGGTATCCCTACCAGATGAATCAGGATGAGTCCGTCAGACTTCTGGCGCATGTGGTATCGAAATACATCGTGCGGCTGGCGAAAGTGCCGCAAAGCTCTGTCGACCAGATGTCTCCGGCAGACCTGAATGCAGCGGCGTGGCTTGTGGCCGGTTTTTTCCTCCAGGCCTGACGGCTGAATACCTCACTGATCGCTTCTTTGACTGCGCCAGTTACTGGCGCATTAATCCTTTCGAATTGCTGAATATGCCGATCAGTGAAATTCCCTTACTGGTCAGTCAGGCAAACAGGATAGAGCAGGAGAAACGCACACATGGCTGAATTTGAGCTTAAGGCGTTGATCACCGGTGTCGACAGGCTTTCTCCCGCGCTGTCGAAAATGCAAAAGAAAATCCGGGGATTTAAACGCCAGGCGGAAGAAGCGTCACAGGGTGGGCTGGCGCTTGGTGGCGGACTGGCAGCGGGTCTGACGCTTTCCCTGAAATCTTATGCCGATCAGGAAAACGCCGCCACCGGGCTGAAAGTCGCCATGATGGATGCGAACGGCGAGGTTGGAAAGAGCTTTCAGGACATCAATAAACTGGCTATTGGCCTGGGTAACCAGCTACCTGGTACAACGGCTGATTTCCAGAACATGATGCAGATGCTGGTGCGTCAGGGGATCCCGGCAGAAAACATTCTGGGTGGTGTGGGTAAAGCGACAGCTTATCTTGCGGTACAACTGAAAAAAACACCGGAAGCGGCTGCTGAGTTTGCTGCAAAGATGCAGGATGCTACCGGAACGGCGTCAGAAGACATGATGGGGCTGTTCGACACTATCCAGAAGGCGTTTTATCTGGGCGTTGACGATACCAACATGTTGTCCTTCTTCACTAAAACCAGTTCTGTTCTGAAGATGGTGAACAAGGATGGTCTTCAGGCTGCGCAGAGCCTTGCCCCCATCAGCGTCATGATGGATCAGATGGGGATGAACGGGGAGTCGGCAGGTAATGCCCTGCGAAAAGTTATCCAGTCCGGATTAAGCGTTAAGAAAATCAGGGACGTTAATAAAGTTATGGCCCGCCAGAAACTCGGGGTACAGCTCGATTTTACTGACGGCAAAGGAAGTTTTGGCGGTCTTGATAACATGTTCAGGCAACTGGCAAAGCTGCGAAAACTGACCGACGTTAAGCGAACAGGTGTACTTAAGGCAATATTTGGTGATGATGCCGAAACCCTTCAGGTGGTCAATGCACTAATCGATAAAGGAAAGGATGGCTACGATCAGATCCAGCAGAAGATGAATAAACAGGCCAGCCTGAATAAACGTGTTCAGGCACAGCTTGGTACGCTGTCCAACCTGTGGGAGGCAATGACAGGGACCGCAACTAACGGCCTTGCGGCTATTGGCGGCGCATTTTCTGGTGACGCTAAAAATATCACACAATGGCTGGGGGAGTTGGGGGAGAAATTCACGAAGTTTGCGGATGAAAATCCCCGGGTTATTCGCGGCGTCGTCGGGCTTGCTGCCGGTCTTGCGATTCTGAAACTGGGATTGATGGGCGTGGGCAGTGCCATCAGTATTGTCAGCAGGATTATGTCGATGACGCCGATTGGCATGATTGCGACGGCGATTGCTCTGGCTGCGGGATTAATTATCACTAACTGGGATGTTGTCGGACCTTATTTCAAGAAGCTCTGGGAAACCATTGGTCCTTATTTTGAGGCAGGTTGGGAACTTCTGAAGAAGGTTTTTGCCTGGTCGCCGCTGGGGATGGTGATCAATAACTGGGGACCGGTTGTTAAGTGGTTTCAGGATATGTGGGACAAGCTGAAGCCAATTATTGAGTGGTTTACCGACAGTTCCGGTGACACGGTCGATGCCATTAACTCTGCGCAGTGGGGCGCGGGTGCTTATGATGCTTATGGGACGGGAATACCGGCACGGGGATACACACCTTATCAGGCGGTGGATCCGGCTCAGTCAAACAACGCCTCCGATGCCACAGGCCCGAATCCCTTCATGATTAACAAAGCTTCTGCGCCAAAAGTTGATGGTGAGATCAAGGTCTCTTTTGTGAATTCGCCTCCGGGTATGCGGGTTATGGAAACGCGATCCAGCGGTTTTGATGTCAGCCATGATGTTGGCTATACGCGCTTTGGCAGGTAATGAAAAATTAATCTGTTAATGAGTCCCACTCCGGTGGGATTTTTTATGTACGGAGTTTATATGACGTGGAAAGACAGACTTCAGGACGCGTCATTTCGCGGTGTGCCATTTAAGGTTGAAGAAGAAAGTGCGGGAACCGGTCGTCGTGTGGAAACGCACGAATACCCGAACCGCGACAAACCCTATACCGAAGACCTGGGGAAAATCACTTTCCGCCCGTCCATCACAGCTTATGTGGTGGGAGATGACTGCTTTGACCAGCGCGATCGCCTGATTGACGCGCTGAATAAACCCGGTCCCGGCACGCTTGTCCATCCGACTTACGGTGAGCTGAAAGTCTGTGTTGACGGGGAAGTTCGGGTCAGCACATCGAAGAGTGAAGGGCGTATTGTCCGCTTTGACCTGAAGTTTGTCGAAGCGGGAGAACTCTCTTACCCCACTTCAGGTGCGGCGACGGCGCAGACGCTGATGTCATCCTGTTCTGCACTGGATGACTGCATCAGCGACAGCTTCAGTGGTTTCAGTATCGATGGCGTGGCAGATTTTGTGCAGAACGACGTCGTCGGTAATGCCAGCACAATGCTTGGGTATGTTTCTGATGCGATGAAAGTGGTGGATTCTGCCGTATCGGATGCCGCCAGGCTATTGCAGGGGGATATCTCGGTACTTCTGCCGCCGCCATCGTCAGGCAAAAATTTCGTTGAGCAGGTGCAGAAAATGTGGCGTACCGGGAAACGCCTTTATGGTAACGCCAGCGACCTGGTCACCATGATCAAAACGTTTTCCGGTGTCAGCCTCGGCAGCGATCTGCAACCGCGCGGCGTCTGGAAAACGGACAGTAAAACCACCGCCACGGCGACGCAGCAGCGTAACGTGGTTGCCAGCACCCTTCGTACGACCGCAATCAGCGAAGCGGCGTATGCCGTCACACGATTGCCTGCGCCCACAACTTCCGCGGTGATGCAGAATGCCACAGTGGGGCAGTCAACAACACCCGCGCAGAGCACCGGCTGGCCTTCTGTCACGCATCCGGCACTGAACAATGCACCGGCGGTGAAAAACACGGTTGACCTGCCAACGTGGGAAGAACTGACCGACATTCGCGACACACTGAATACGGCAATTGATAAGGAGTTGTCCCGTACAACCAGTGATGCGCTGTTTCTGGCGCTGCGCCGGGTGAAAGCAGATCTGAATGCGGATATCAACACGCGCCTTGAACAGTCTGCACGGATCATTCAGCGCACGCCGGATGAGGTTTTACCCGCGCTGGTGCTGGCGGCGACCTGGTTTGATAACGCGGCGCGTGACGCGGACATTATCCGGCGTAATGCCATTACGCATCCCGGCTTTGTGCCGGTGATCCCTCTGAAGGTGCCAGTGCAATGAACGACAATGTCACGCTACGGGTAAATGGCCGGGAGTGGAATGGCTGGACATCGGTGCGCATCGGTGCCGGTATTGAACGGCTGGCGCGGGATTTCAGTGTGGAGATCACTCGCCAGTGGCCGGGAGATGAGGGTATCACCACGCTTCAGCCGCGCATTAAAAACGGTTCAAAAGTGGAAGTGCTGATTGGTGATGAGCTGGTGATCACCGGCTGGGTGGAGGCGACTCCCGTTCGTTACGATGCCCGTTCGGTCAGCACCGGTATTGCCGGACGTAGTCTGACGGCTGACCTGATTGACTGTGCAGCCGAACCGACACAGTTTAACGGACGCTCGCTGGTGCAGATTGTGCAGGCGCTTGCTGCGCCTTTTGGCATTGAGGTGGTGAACAGCGGTGCGCCGTCGGGTGTTATTCCTGATGTTCAGCCTGATCACGGTGAAACGGTGATTGAGGTAATCAACAAAATACTCGGTCAGCAGCAGGCGCTGGCTTACGACGACCCGCACGGCAGGCTGGTGATTGGCGGTATTGGCTCAACGCGGGCACATACCGCGCTGGTACTTGGGGAAAACATCCTTTCCTGTGATACGGAGAAGAGTATCCGGGAGCGGTTTTCTGTTTACCAGGTGGCGGGGCAGCGTGCCGGAAACGACGATGATTTCGGTGAGGCCACCACCACCGCGCTGCGGGCCCGCACAGAGGACGCATTTATTGCCCGTTACCGTCCGATGTATATCAGGCAGACAGGGCAGGCCACGGGGGCAGGCTGTATTGCGCGTGCTGACTTTGAAGCCCGACAACGGGCGGCGCGGACGGATGAAACCACCTATGTGGTGCAGGGCTGGCGACAGGGTAACGGTACGCTGTGGCAGCCCAACCAGCGGGTGATTGTCTTCGATCCGGTCTGTGGTTTCGACAATACCGAACTGCTTGTTTCGGAAGTCACGTTTACTCAGGACCAGAACGGAACCCTGACGGAAATCCGTGTCGGCCCGCCTGATGCTTATCTGCCTGAACCCGAAGATCCCGGCGCGCGGAAAAAGAAAAAAGCCAGAGTACAGGAGGACCCGTTCTGATGAGGGCGATTGAAACCATACAGCGACAACTTCTCGGCCTGATTGGGCGGGCAGTGGTGAAAAGCATCAGTGCCGCCACGAAATGTCAGACCGTGGATGTGTCCCTGATTGCCGGTGAACCCAAAGCCGGGGTTGAACATCTTGAACCCTACGGTTTTACCGCAAGGGCAAACAGCGGTGCGGAAGCGGTGGTGTTGTTTCCGGATGGCGACCGTTCTCATGCGGTGGTTGTTACGGTGTCGGACCGGCGCTACCGCCTGAAAGGGCTGCAGACGGGTGAGGTGGCTGTCTATGACGATCAGGGACAGTCCGTGACGCTGACCCGGGAGGGGATCGTGGTGGACGGTGCAGGTAAAACGATCACGTTTCGCAATTCACCTGAAGCACGTTTTGAAATGGACCTGGAAGTGACCGGACAGGTGAAAGACCTGTGCGACTCCGGCGGCACCACCATGTCAGCGATGCGGCTTGCCTATAACGGGCATCGTCACAGAGAGAACGGTCAGGGCAGTAACACCGACAAACCTGATAAAGCGATGGAGGCATGATGGAACTGTGGCTGACGGTGAACGGTAAACGCACCTGCGCCAGCGCACCGCTGGATCCGCTGACCCGCGCCGTGGTGATTTCCCTGTTTACCTGGCGGCGGGCGGAGCCTGATGACAACGCCGACGTCCCGATGGGATGGTGGGGGGATACCTGGCCTGCGGTACAGAATGACCGTTACGGCTCCCGACTGTGGCTGCTTCAGCGCAGCAAACTGACCAATCAGCTGGTGCAGACGGTAAGGGGGTATATCCGCGAATGCCTGCAATGGATGATTGATGACGGCGTGGTGTCCCGTATTGATCTGGATATCCGCCGTACCGGGATTAATGAACTGGGTAACAGTATCACTCTCTGGCGTCGTGACGGACCGGTAATGATTTCTTTTGATGATCTGTGGAGTGCGATAACGCATGGCGGACAGTGAATTTCAGCGCCCGACGCTGGCAGAAAATATCAGTATGCTCCGTAACGATTTATTCGCCAGGCTGGACGTCAGCAACACGCTCCGGCGCATGGATGAAGACGTGCGGGCAAAGGTGTATGCGGCGGCGCTGCATACGGTCTACGGGTACATCGATTATCTGGCAATGAATATGCTGCCTGACCTGTGCGATGAGTCCTGGCTGGCGCGACATGCTGCGATGAAACGGTGTCCGCGCAAGGGGGCCACGGCTGCCAGCGGGTATATGCGCTGGGAAGGTGTCAGCGATGGCCTGAAGGTGACTGCCGGGAGCGTGATTCAGCGCGATGACCTGGTTCAGTACACGGCAACTGCCGATGCAACCAGCTCCGGTGGTGTCCTGCGTGTGCCGATCACTTGCTCAACTACAGGCGCGGTCGGTAACGCTGACGACGGTACGGCATTAATCCTGGTCACGCCGGTGAATGGTCTGCCGTCTTCCGGTGTTGCAGATACCCTGACTGGCGGATTCGATACTGAAGATCTGGAAACGTGGCGCGCCCGCGTCATTGAGCGGTATTACTGGACGCCGCAGGGCGGGGCTGACGGGGACTATGTCGTCTGGGCTAAAGAAGTGCCCGGCATTACCCGCGCATGGACATACCGTCACTGGATGGGAACGGGGACTGTCGGTGTGATGATTGCCGGCAGTGACCTGATTAATCCCATTCCGGAAGAATCAACGGAAACGGCGGCAAGACAACATATCGGGCCACTGGCCCCGGTGGCAGGCTCTGATTTGTATGTGTTCAGGCCGGTGGCACATACGGTGGATTTTCATATCCGTGTGACGCCGGACACACCGGAAATACGGGCTGCCATTACCGCGGAGTTGCGTTCGTTCCTGCTGCGTGATGGTTATCCGCAGGGAGAACTGAAGGTATCGCGTATCAGTGAGGCGATTTCCGGTGCGAACGGGGAATACAGCCATCAGTTGCTTGCACCGGCAGACAATATCTCCATTGCAAAAAATGAACTGGCGGTACTGGGGACGATTTCATGGACGTGACAAACGATGATTACATCCGTCTGTTGTCGGCACTGTTGCCCCCCGGTCCGGCGTGGTCAGCCAGCGATCCGGCGATTGCCGGTGCGGCACCGTCATTAACCCGCGTTCATCAGCGTGCGGATGCCCTTATGCGGGAGCTGGATCCGCGCACCACCAATGAACTGATAAACCGCTGGGAGCGTCTGTGCGGTCTGCCGGATGAATGTATTCCCGCAGGGACACAGACCCTTCGCCAGCGTCAGCAACGGCTGGATGCGAAGGTTAACCTGGTGGGCGGCATCAACGAGGATTTTTATCTTGCACAGCTTGCTGCCCTGGGCAGACCAGATGCCACCATCACGCGATACGACAAAAGCACTTTCACCTGCTCATCGGCCTGTACTGACGCGGTGAATGCGCCGGAATGGCGGTATTACTGGCAGGTCAACATGCCAGCCGCCACCAACACCACCTGGATGACATGTGGCGATCCCTGTGATTCCGCACTGCGTATCTGGGGCGACACCGTTGTCGAGTGTGTGCTTAACAAACTCTGCCCGTCGCATACCTACGTAATTTTTAAATATCCGGAGTAATCCATGCATCGTATAGACACGAAAACCGCGCAGAAGGATAAGTTCGGCGCGGGTAAGAACGGTTTTACCCGTGGTAACCCCCAGACTGGCACGCCTGCCACCGATCTGGATGATGACTACTTTGACATGTTGCAGGAAGAACTTTGTAGCGTTGTTGAGGCATCCGGTGCCAGTCTGGAGAAGGCGCGGCACGACCAGTTGCTTACCGCGCTTCGTGCTCTGCTGTTAAGCCGCAAGAATCCGTTTGGTGATATCAAATCGGATGGCACGGTGAAAACGGCTCTCGAAAACCTTGGTTTAAGAGCAAGCGGGCAGTACACCGATAATTTGTTATTTACAGGTCCTGATGGTCTTAAGATTCAGGTGTTTCGCCGGACGCTCGCAAATTTGACTACTGTCGGTGTAGTAAATTCTGTGCCAGTGACTTTCCCTGTCCCGTTCCCTGTTAATTGCTGGGGCGTTTTTTCTACCAAATTAACATGGGTTCAGATAACTAACTCATGCGAGTGGGTAAGCAATACAGGATTTACCGCTCAGGTCATGATGAATATTGCTGTAAATACAAACACCTCAGACGCTATGTTTTTAGCTATAGGATATTAATATGAATCGTTTTGTGTTCAGTCCATCTGAGTCCCGTTTTTATGCCATCGAGTGGCAGGCTGATTATGTTGATAATAATTGTTGGCCGCATGATGCCATTAACGTTAGTGACAGCATTTATTATGAGTTTTCCGGCACTCCCCCTACAGGTAAGCAACTTATAACTTTAAATAACATGCCATCATGGGGTGATATTCCTCCACCTACACGAGAAGAATTAATTGTCACCGCTGATGTCGAGAAGCAAAAAAGAATAGATTTAGCCAATGATTACATGAACGGTAAGCAATGGCTTGGTAAAGCAGCTATTGGTCGTCTGAAAGGTGAGGAACTGGCACAATATAATTTGTGGCTGGATTATCTGGACGCACTGGAGCTGGTCGATACCGCCAGTGCGCCAGATATTGAATGGCCTACGCCTCCGGCAGTTCAGGCCAGATGACATCTGGCGCGGTGCTGGTATCAGTTGCCGTCACCGCGTCAATGTAATCCAGTACAGCGTTAAGGCTGGTTGTTTCTGCCTGCGTCAGTTTACGTCCGGCCTGCAATTTCAGCTGAATCAGACTGATTGAAGCCATTGCAGTATCAATCAGTGACTGGCGCTGTGCTTCTGCTGCATCTACTGCGGCGCTATGCTGTGCTTCGGTATCCGTCACCCATTTCTCACCATCCCATTTATCGTATGGCGTTAACGGGGCGATAGTGGTTGTATTATCAGGGTAATCACCCGGAGCTGTGATTTCTTTTGATTCTCCTGTTTCGGTGCTAAAGACGATTTCACCGCGATGGTCTGGCACATATTCCCATGAGTTAAAATCTACAGATCGGCAGATTGCATAACCAGCTTTGTATGTGCCAGGGGCATCTAAACAGGAATATGCAGGGATACCGACACCAACGGCAAGATATTCAGTTGATGTGGAAATATATTCCCGTGTTTCGCCATCATAGTTATAGACGGTAATATTCCCCGCCTTTGTAGCAATAAACTCGCTATTTAATACAGCGTTATCCATTATGCAGCCCTCACGATATAGTTAAATGCAATATTCCGTGGACGGGTTTCATTTATCCCATATGCTGTTGTTCTCTGATTCCCGACAAAATATCCATTTGGATTAGAAGATACAGAATAATCATCAAAATCAAGTGGGCTATCAGCACCCGGCGTCAGGCTTGCAATATATCCTCTTCCCATAACTTCTAATGCTGGTATTTCTTTTGTACGATAATCACTAACTCTGAAGAGCTGCCCTTGGTGGGTGTGTGATTCCACTCCTCCATTCTGAAGACTTAGCAAGGCACGTACAGCATCAATACCACGCCCGTCATCCCAGCCACGAATAAACTCACCACGTAAATCAGGCAATTTATTTGTCGGATAAGCCTTTGCCAGTTCCGGGTATTCTTCAGCAGAAAAAGCGGCACCGTTGCATTTCAGCCAGCCTGTTGGCGGAGTGGCTGAAGGCCACGGAACAGGCACCCCAACCGGTAATGCAGAGCCTTCTCCCAAACCAACATTTATGAAAATGCAGAAATAACGAGCAAATGGCATCATTCCTGCTTTTGTCAGGGGGCGCTACCATGCTTATTGGCTATGTACGCGTATCAACAAATGACCAGAACACCGATCTACAACGTAATGCGCTGAACTGTGCAGGATGTGAGCTGATTTTTGAAGACAAGATAAGCGGTACAAAGTCCGACAGACCAGGACTGAAAAAGCTGCTCAGGACATTATCGGCAGGTGACACGCTGGTGGTCTGGAAACTGGACCGACTGGGGCGCAGTATGCGGCATCTTGTCGTGCTGGTGGAGGAGTTGCGCGAACGAGGCATCAACTTTCGTAGTCTGACGGATTCAATTGATACCAGTACCCCAATGGGGCGCTTTTTCTTTCATGTGATGGGTGCCCTGGCTGAAATGGAGCGTGAACTGATTGTTGAACGAACAAAAGCTGGACTGGAAGCTGCTCGCGCACAGGGACGAATTGGTGGACGTCGCCCCAAACTTACACCAGAACAATGGGAGCAGGCCGGACGATTAATTGCAGCAGGAATTCCTCGCCAGAAGGTAGCGATCATCTATGATGTTGGTGTATCGACACTGTATAAGATGTTTCCGGTCGGAGATAAATGAAACCGCAGGCTCGTCGTATGCAAGATCGTGCTGCGGTTTATGCTTATCACTTAAAGACTCAAAAATTAGGTGAGTAACGGACCGGGGACATAGCTCCTTTTTTTCTTAATTCATCTGGTATTTTTTTTCCAAGATAAAGATTTGCTATTTTAGGTGGGGCTTCTCGACCTTCAAAACCATAGCGAGAACTTTGTGTTGCCTCAAAGTCAGGATCTTCGTCCCAGTATTTCATCGTAGGGAAATTTTCACGTGTTGATTTGAGCCATTTATCAGCAATGAAAACTCCTCGAACGATCCCCCTTACAGTAGCAAGAATGACTTCTGCTTGGCTGGCGCGAGAGACATTAATGCGCCAGCTAAATCGAACCGCATCATAAAGCTCTGAATCCTTTGCACTTCTGTTAACGGAAATCATTAATGCTTTATGATGAAATGTTATGGTTTCGGGTTGATATGTTGCTATCAACTCTTTGACATGCGCGGCGCCGAATTCATTGCTGCCAGCACCATTCATGATATTCGTTAACCCAGGGTAGGCATCAATAAGTGCTGCTTCAACTTCGTACGCCGTCTTTTCATCAGTCATTCCGTGTCGATGGATGACATGGATAACCTCAAGTCCTGCTAACCTTATTTCTCTAATTTGCTTTAGCTTGTTGCTCAGTAACTCGTCATCATCAGTCGCTGCCACTTCACCGCGCATATGGGCAAATACGCGGTTACCTTTGCCTTTCCCTACATAGAAGGTGCTTCCGTCCCTCGGATCAATCAATCGGTATACATACCAGCCAAGGTGTTCAATTACTCCAGAAGGAAACTCAGTAATATCCATTTTGCAATATCTATGAATTATTTGTGAGACGTATATTAATGAACATTGCAAGGGCTCACAACCAGTAGTGTTGAGAAAACTATCGGGTAAATGAGGCTAATCCTTTGAATTTACATAGTAAAAAAAGATACTTTTCCTCATAGTGTGAGCTAATTTTATGTTTCGTTTGATGATCGGACCGGTCTCAAAAACCGCAGGCACGTTGTATGCAAGAACGTGCTGTGGCTGGCTGGTGAACTTCCAATAGTGCGAATATTGAATGATGTCCAGCCGTTACCGTTTTTACGTGTTTATTAGTGAACAAACCACTCGTCAGCAGACTCCTAGGTATGAACAAAAGTTTTAGCTGAAACTCTATCTGTGGTGCGCGTAACAGAAGTGTAATAAAAGGCCCTAGAAAAGGGCCTAAGATTAGCAAAGATTATCCTCGATACTTAGAGGCAGGAATTTTGATAGGAAAGGCTGCCAAGCCTTTTTGACGAGCAAAGATCCGTTTACCTTTGACCGTAATAAAAGGACGGTAAATTGTGATGTATTCCTCAGATACAGCTTTTTCAATGGTCATATCGTGTTACCTGTAAAGTTTCGCTGTTGACAAAACCTAAGGTAAGCGTATACTCACAACCGCCAAGTTTTTCGTATTTGCTTACGATAGGAGAAGCCAGCGACAGCGGTTCGCTGGCTTTTTCGTTATCTTTTTGCATTTTTTCTCATCCAAGTTTCAGCCGCTTGTTGACTGACACCAAATGTTTTGCTTATATCTTCAACAGTCATTGTGGGCAAAACTAGTCTTGAGTCAATTAAGAAGTGGCTTGCAAAAACATCTGCTTGCCATTCGCTGTCTTCATAGATTTTATGCCCTCCACTAGTCTTATTACGTGCATAGATACTTTGATTGCGATGCATGACTAAATGACCAAGTTCATGCGCAACAGTGAATCTCGCATGGTTCTCACCATTGCACACTGCATCGTAAACAGATCGCTGTAAAACAATTTTGTTCTTATCTGGATAAGTCACTGCATAGCGTTTGGGCAGTTCATGATCTTCAACAATTTCTAGCTCAATGCTTTCTGAGGCCATAAGACCTTCTAGTAATACATCCAGTCTCAGATATGTGTGATTTGATATCTGAAGAACGTCTCTCAGACGATGAGCGTATGATTTAATCATGCTGGTGCTGAGAGGTGAAACGCGATGGCCAAGTTCTCGTTTCGCAATCATTATTCAGTCCTTTAACATTTTATTAAGCTTATCGAGTTGCTCTGGACTCAGGTCCTTAAATTTACGAGCAAAAACAAGCATTAGTTCTTTGTTCTGCTCATTTGCATCCGACATATCAACCTTAATGGACGGTTGAGAAATCTCTGCCTGTTTCTTGAGATTGATGATGTCTTGTCCGCTAAGCTCAAAAGTTGTTGCAATCGTATTTACTAATGAGTCCGGTATAGCTCTTTTGCCTAATTCAATGGCGGATAAGTAAGCCGAACTAACGCCTAACAGATCAGCCATATTTTTGAGCACCATACCCCGGTCTATTCTCATTTTTCTGAGAGTCTTACCAAAGCTAGTTACCATGTTGCGCCTCCTACAATCCATGCTCACTTATACTAAAAACCAAACTCAAGATCAACAAAAATTGTAGAATTTTTTAATCTCAGCGTGTGATGACAATCTACATAAAATCATGAAATGGTGCAAGGCGTAACTTAAAAAATACCATATGTAGTGTCAATTTTATGTGCTGTATGGATATATGGGGTTGGTAAACTTTTGCTCTTTTGTGCTCCTCAGCTATATGGTTGTTTGATTTTTGAACATCTTGTGGAACATAAATTGGGTTTATGCTTTTCCCTTTCGGTGACAACATGTTTATAGGATGTATAATCCATAAAAAAAGGAGGGGATGGCGTGCAAAAGAATTTGTTACAATTATGCTACGAAGGAGAGTGTGGAGAAAATTATATCCGTAGCATGAATGAAAAAGGGCAGATTTTTGTTTCACTTTCAGATGTGCTAAGAACGCTTTCTGCTGAGAACAGAAAACTGGATGGAAAGACTTCTCAAAGCTTGCTCACTGTAATAAGAGCGGTAATAAAAACTTTAGATCCAGATGAGTTTAGGAATGTTTCTCTTGTCGTGGATGGTGAAACTATCTCTGAGGTATTTCTTACTGAACCAGGTCTATATAGAGTACTTGCTCAGGATACTACTGCTGCGGGGAAAAAATTCCAACGCTGGCTTTTTCATCAGGTCCTTCCGTCTATTCGTGAATTTGGTGTATATCCTCCGCCACCTAAGCAAGAACGTTCAGAACTGAGTGCTTTTGCTAACAGTCTGCAGCAGACGGTTCAAGCATTGGTAATGGAAATAGAAAAACGTGAAGAGTTAGAAAGTAGAGTAAACCAAGTTGAACTAAAAGTTAACTCGTTAGAAAGTTTAAGAGATTTGTCTCAGTTCAGAAGTGTTCCTCAACGATTGATGGAGTTAGGTTTGGATACCTATTCGGTTGAGGAGCTTTGGCAATGGTGTGAAAAATTGCGTAGTGAACGTGGAGCAGAAAGAATTAAGTGCCCCTCCGGATTGAATATAAATTCTTGCTATCCATTAGCTTTGGTTGATGAAGCTATCGCTATATACCAGAAAGTAGTTGAGGCAAGAACACGTCAGTGAGCTTGAGGGAAAAAAAAGCCCGCATAAGCGGGCTTTTTTATCACTCGGGAGCTGCGGCTCCTTTGCGTATCCTTTTTTGTCTCCTCACCGTCTGGTCGGTGTCCTGCTGAGACTGCTAACATCCTGTTTTTGTTGGTGTTGTCCTTACACCGTCCAATCATGATTGGTGGAGCTGGCGGGAGTTGAACCCGCTGACACGTCGTATGCAAGAACTTGCTGCGGCTGGATGGTGGACTTTCGATAGTGCGAGTATTGAATGATTTCCATCTATTATAGATTTTACCGTATTTCGGCATGAATGAAACTGAATATCCTCCCACCGACCCTCCATGACTTTACACCACTGTCTCTGGGGCTGCTATGTGCCAAAAGCGGACATAACGACACGTTAGTTAGAAATCTCAAGACCAATTAGGTTGGATACTTACATGTATACTATTGCCTAACGATACTACCCTATCAACCTCATGGTTTATAGGCGGGGGTGAGAGCCAATCGAACGCTATCGTACGTTTTTATGCTGTCTACCCTAGACCCCAAGTAGACATGAATCTTACCTGATTTCCATACGAGGGCGACGTTGATCATCCAGCTTTAGTGCGAGCACTGAACTTAACATTTACCAGCAATAGTGATATTTTCTACAAAGAAAAATATATGGAATAACGTCATCGCGGGTACAAAAATGACTATAAAAAAAACATATGTAACACCAACAGAAATAGTGAAATATTTTTATGACAAACCGGAAAACGATAACGTAAAAGAGAGAAAAACAATTGAGAGCCTGACCCGTCTCAAACCTGAGTGGGAAAATACTCTCGATATGATGAAGTTAATACGCAATTGTGAAAAGCTAGCAACTGAAGGTATTTTAATGGAATTGTCTTCAGGACATACTCTTTTTGACCGTTGCTATTTCGCACCGAATTTCAATGAATCAGATGCGAAATATGGAAAGTATGATTTTATAGCTGATGGATTTGAGTCAATCATAGACCGCCTTAGTCCTTCCGTTTTACCTGTTGTTGTTGAAAAAAGTGATGGTTCACATGATCTTGGTACTAGTTTTATTGTTGGGAATAACCACACGATATTTACAGCCAGACATGTTATTGAAGACATGAAGAGTATCAGGATACTTAGAGCTGGTGGTGAGGCTTTACCAATACATAAAATCTTTGTATCTAACGATGAACGTATTGATATCGCTTTAGTTTTCACAACCATTCCGAATGAAGATAATATTCAACCACTTAAGGTCTCAACCAAAGCCTCGGTACTGGATGAAATTTTATCAATAGGATTTCCACCCATTCCAGGATTTGATGCATTAAAGTTATATGACGTTTCGCATATAAATTCGTTTGTCCGACTGTCAAAGGGGCGAATTGTTGGTTCTGGTCACTCTTACTTAGATTCACAAGACTTTTTATTATTCAATGCTAGGGTTAAGGGGGGGAATAGCGGTGGCCCTATAATTAACAAATACGGCCTTGTTGTTGGTATGCTTGTACAAATACCAATATCATCTGAGGACAGTTCAAAGATTGATAACCTTGGATATGGTATAGCTGTAACAGGAAAAAGCCTGCTGGATGCCATTACATTTACAGAAAATGGCCGCGAATTAACACTCACCGACCGAGGAAATGGAGAATATTCAACTCTAGCATAA